CGTTCTTGGTGATAAGATGTTCCATGCTATGTTGTATAAGATTGATGATCTGAAAGAAGAAATTCAACGGCTTCGTGAGTATGAGTGGTTGTATAAAGAGCTTTGTAATTAATTGGAGGATGATTTGTCTTATTTCAAGAAAGGGGATAAAATGCGAAACGATGAGGGCTATGTGCCTAAAGAAACACTAGCTGAAGTACAGGCTCTGAAGAGTCTTGACATTCCAGAGCGAAACATTAGCAAAGCAACACTAGAGCGATTTGGCGTTAAAGTTGCTGTCTCCGAAAAAGATGGTAAGACCCCAACTGCTGTATACTTCCCATCCCATAACCAGAAGGGCAAGATTACTGGCTACACAAAACAAGACCTTACTAAATCTAAAGAGGAAAAAGGCCATTGGACGGCTGTAGGCAGTGTAACAATCGGCAATAAGCTCTTTGGACAAAATGTAGCAGAGAGCCAAAACCGCAAACGTAACAACCTTGTAGCTACAGAAGGTCAATGGGATTGTTTGAGCGTATTTGAAGCCCTTGTGAACAATGTAAAGGGAACTAAATATGAAGGTCTAGAACCTCTTGTTGTTTCTATTCCAATGGGCACAGCCAATGCTGTAGAATCTATCCTGCACAACGAAGAATATGTAAAAAGCCATGATGCACTGACAATCTACTTTGATGATGATCATTGTACACCAGCCGAGCTTCTAAAGAAGATTATGAAGGGGCATGAAGCTCGTGAAGCTGTGGCAAATGCTTTGGTTGGTACTGGAGTAAGCTTGTTCACTGTCACACCGGATGACGGCTTTAAAGACGCGTCTGATTACATGCAAGCTGGCAAATCTGAAGAATTGGCAAAGCTTGTCCAGTTTGGTCGCCGCCCTTACTCCTCAGAAAAGATTGTTAAAGCGTGTGATCTTTCAATGGAAGAGTTGCTAGAACCTCGCCCTGAAGGCGTCTATGTAAACAGCTTTCCTAAGCTTATGGACAAACTGCATGGTTTCCGTACACGAGAGCTTGTGTTGCTGACAAGCCCTAGTGGTGTTGGTAAGAGTACAGTCTGCTCTATCTTTGCTTCAGCTTTTATGGAAGCCGGGGAAAAGCTGGGGATGATCTATCTTGAAGAGACTAATAAGGAAACAATGCAACGATTGATTGCTTCCAAGCTGAAGGTAAACTACCTTGAATTTAAGAATGATCCGCTGAAGGTTACAACACGAGAGAAGATTCAAGCAGCTTATAATGAGATTGTCGAGAATGATCAGCTCGTTATGCTCGGCCACTTTGGCAGTTTGCCAGTAAGTGAATTGATGGCTAAGATCAAGCACATGCACTTGGTCGAAGGCTGTAAGTTTATTGTCCTCGACCACTTGAGTTTGGTAATCTCTGGCAGTGCTGTTAAAGATGAACGAAAAGAGCTTGACATGGTGATGACAGAGCTTGCCGCTTTCTGTGCAGCTAACGATGTTTGCATCATTGCAGTGAGCCACATTAACCGAAGTGCAGCAGACCAGTTCAAAGCGCCTAAGCTTAAAGATGGGGAAGAGCCTAAGCCTTACTGGGTACAAGTTACTAAGGAATCTATGCGAGGTTCGTCCAGTTTGGAGCAGTTGAGCTTTGTAATCCTAGGTTTGGAGCCGGAGATTCTACCAGACCGCAGTCGTGGGCGTGTACGCCTGACGGTACTAAAGAACCGACCTTGGGGCTACCTTGGGGTTTGCGATTCATTTACTATTGACGATGATAGTTGGGAAGTGCTATTATCTTTGGATGAGTTTGATAATGTGGAGTTTTAAATATGGTTAAAGATTGGTCTGAGGTATTCTATTATGACGAGACAAGCCCGAGTTGCCTGCGCTGGGCAGTGGATATACCTTACAGAGGGTTACTTGGAGGAGCAGCACTGAAGCGCAAGGTAGGAGATGTTGCAGGTACTCTTCAAAAAGCCAATAAGAAGAGTGGGTCTAGGTGGAAAGTGAAATATAAACAGAAAGCTTATATGGCGCACCGTATTGTCTATAGTTTACACCACACAGAAATGTCTGTGGATCAGGTTGTAGACCACAGAGATGGAGATGCAACTAATAATAAAATAGATAATTTACGTCTAGTTAGTCAGGAAATTAATGCAAGAAATGGCAGAATCCGCTCAAACAATAAGACAGGCTATACGGGTGTAACCTATCGTGTTGTGAATGGATTCGAATATTTTGTTGCTGGGTGGGTAAATGCTAATGGCAAACAAGGGAACAAATACTTCTCCATAGCTAAATTAGGAGAGGAGTTGGCAGAATTTCTTGCGGCAGAATATAGACGCCATCAGATTGATTTGCTAAACTTGCAGGGTGCTGGATACACAGACAGGCACGGAATCTAATAGGAGGACATTTTGATTGACATTACTTGGGACAGAGAGACTACAGGACTCTTGGATGAAACTGCTATCGACTATACAACCAGCCCGTACTCTTTACGAGAGAGCTTCAAGACAAACTGTATTGTAGTTGAAGAGCATCAAACAGCTAAGATCATTGCGTTCTATGACGGCCCCAAGTACATTCTTGATGGTCGTCGTTTTGAAGAGAAAGGCAAGCATGGTCTTTACATCCTTGAAAATTATGCTCCACTGGAGTATGAGCATCGACAACTCAAGGAATTTAAGGCTTACATTCAAATTACAGATATTCGTAAGGTGATTGCTCACAACCAAATTAATTTTGACTTGTTGGTTGGTAAGCTCGAAGAAGATATGGATTTTACAGTAGAACCTGATACATGGTGTGGGAAGACTATAGAGTTTGAAGATACTATGGTTCTATCTAAAACCCTAAACCCTGACAGGTTTGGTGGTCATAGTCTGGACAAACTGTCCGAGAAAGTGAGCATTCGTAAGATTGAGTTCCGCAAGCACATTCCAGCAGATGTACGTTTTCTGGAGTTTGCAGCAGACGAGCTTTACTATTGCATCTATGACGTTAAGGCGAATACCCAGGTCTACCACTACCTAGACAAGGAGCGCCAAGGCTGGGACTGGTCTGATGCTATTAGTCTTGAAAAGGCTGTAGCTGAGCTAATTACTCGGCAGACTCACCGGGGGTTTAAGTTTGACAAAGAACTCGCAGAGAAGAATGTCCGTGAACTAGATACCCTTATGGAAGAGCGTCGTATTCGGGTAACACCAGTGCTCCCTAAACGCCCAGCGACTAAAGTGTTTATGAAAGACTTCACGCCACCAGTCCGTCAATTCAAGAAGGATGGCAGCTACGCAGCAGACTTGATTAAGTTTGTCGAGAAGCATAACGGAGTGCTAAATGAAGAGCGCACTGTAGAGTTGCTAGGAAAGACCTATGAACTTCCTCTACCTAATGAGCCTCTTGTAACAGAGATGGATGCAACTATTGATGATACAACGCATATTAAAGAGTGGTTGTGTGGTTTGGGATGGTCTCCACAGGAATACAAAGAGAAAGATTTGTCTGTAGACACTAAGAAGGTGAAGCTTTCTAAGGAGAAGCTTGAGGCTTCGATTGATCGTTATGTAGAACAGACCTTGGCTAGTAATTTCTGTGAGGATCGTTGTGATCATCTGGACACCAATAAGCACAAATTGAAAGCACAGCTGCTGAAACGTGCTGAAGCCGGAAGAGCAATCAAAGTCCTAACGAACCCAAGCTTTACTGTAGGTCAAGATAAAGAGATGGACCCAGGCTTGCAAGTTATTGCAGAGAAGTTTCCGTTTGTTCGTGACGTGGTGGAGTACTTGACTTACAAGCACCGCCGTAATAGCATTCTTGGTGGAGGTATGGAGTGGGACGAAGACGAGGAACCAGAGAAAGGCTTTATTGCTTCTGTCCGTAAGGATGGGCGGATCCCAACCCCGGCAGATACTTGCGGAGCTGCTACAAGTCGCATGAAGCACAAATTGGTGGCAAATATTGCCCGTGTAACTTCACTGTATGGTGAGCCGATGCGGGCAATGTTTTGTGTTGATGAAGATTTCTTTCAGATTGGGTACGACTTCGACAGCCTAGAGGCCCGAGAAGAGGCACATTACTGCTGGAAATACGAGCAAGGAGAGAAGGAGTATTGTAAATCGTTGCTTATGGATAAACCTTTTGACGTGCATACAATGATGGCAAAGAAGATTTCTGCTTTGATTAAACGCGAATTCAAGCGTTCTCCTGCGAAAAATGTCAAATATGGTTGTACTTATGGAAGTCAAGCTAAGAAAGTTGCTAAGACTATTGGCTCGGATTTGAAGACTGGGGAGCTTGTGTTCAAAGCTTTCTGGGAAGCTGCATCGCCTCTGAAGATGCTGAAAGACCGTCTAGCCGATTACTGGGAGACGCACGGGGGTAAGAAGTTTATTTTAGGCATTGATGGGCGCAAGGTTCCAACACGCTCAGCACATGCAATCCTGAATAGCTTGTTCCAAAGTGCTGGTGTAATTTGTGCAAAACGTGCTATGGTTATTCACGACAGGAAGCTCAAAGCTGAAGGATTGTCTGTAGACTTCTTTAGAGATGATTGGAATAAAAAGCTATTCTGTCAGCAGCTAATAGCATATCATGATGAGGCACAACTGGAGGTTCGCAAGGAGCTTGTTAAGTTCAAGACCTTTGCAACACAGGAAGAGGCAGAAGCTTTTAAAAAAACACAGACCGAGGTTTGGTCAGATATTAAAGAGAGTCCTAAAGGAGGTGTTTATGTGGCATACTGCCGTCCTGGAGAGTTAGCAGCACAGGCTGTAAAAGAAGCTGGTGAATACTACAATCTTAATGTAGACTTGACAGCAGGTTACATGATTCATAAGAACTGGGCTGGTTGTCACTAAAATAGTTAAAATAAAGCTTGCAAACGATTCAAAAGTGTGAAATACTTGCTGCACATTAACTAGGAAGGAGGCTACAAAATGATCTTGATTCAACGTCCAATGCGTGATGGTACACAAGTGGTGTATAAGTTTGAGAATGGTTATGGCGCGAGTGTAGTATGTCATGAGTTTTCTTATGGTGGTGACCAAGGCTTGAAAGAGCTGGCTGTACTAACATTTCCAGATAACGATGAACGCTACGAATTGTGCTACAGTACAGAAATTACAAATGATGTTATTGGTTATCTGTCAGACGAAGATGTTGCTGATCTTCTTGTAAAAATTGAAGCTTTGGAGGGTAAATAATGAAAACTAAATACGAGTACGTTGTAAAAGCTAAGGATGGTCTTGAGTGGTATAGTAACTTGGAGGAAGATGCCTCTCCAATAAAACTGTTTCCTAAGACCTTTAAAACTCGCAAAGATGCACGCCGATGGAAACAGGCTTACAATACAATTGAAAGCAAGATTTTTCAAAGTGTCTATAAGCTTGACTCTGTAAAGGAGGTTCGATAAAATGGATAAAGTAGGCGTAGCATTGGTTGCAGGATTGGGTCTGGTAGCTGTTATGATTGTCTTGGCTTTGTTTGGAGCTTTCACAATCTCTACACTTTGGGCTTGGTTTGTGGTTCCCCTTGGTGTAAAATCTATTGGCATGGCTCATGCTTATGGTTTGAGTGTTATTGTAAGTGTATTCATGGGTACTCGTGGTTTGGGTAACTCAGATACAAGTACTATTCTGATTCAAGGTGTTGTACTTAACATTATTGCCTTGATCTTTGGTGGTATTGCTGTAAACTTTATGTAATTGAATAGGAGAAGTAAAATGAATGGTAAAGTAGCAAAGCGTCTTCGTCAGAAAGCTCGCATGACTCTCGCAGCACAAGAGACTACATACGTCAAAGCAGTTTATAACAAAAGTTACTTTGATGTGTTGACAGGGACTTTGAAAGGGTATAAAGTCTACACTGCTACGATGGACTTGTGCCAACGCAGCGTGTACCAAGAGATTAAAAAGAATTTCAAGCGCTCTGCTTGAATGTTGCAACACTAAAACTACCGGGCGTAGCCCACACTAAATAAATGCAAAGAGGAAATAAAATGACTGACTTTACCTTTAACGTAGAGCACGTAGCAAACACCAACAGCGACAACGCTGATCGCCCTAAAGTCGATTGGGATGCACGAGCAAAATACATTGTTGATGCTGTAGGTACACAGAAGAAAGCCAAAGCGATGATTGGTATCATCTCTGGTATTATTGACCTTGGTCTGCAAGTTCAAGAAGACGCCAAGATGGAGTTTAAAGGTGATGCTGGTGATGAAGCAGAGGAACTTGCTAAGAACGATGCTCAATACTTTGAAACTCTGCCAAATGATAAAGGTGTTCCTACTCGCTACAAGCGTTGGAAAGTTAAACCTTGTCAACAAGTGGCATTCACTGTAGACTTCCCAAGCATCATGATTAACCAAGGTCAATTCTTTGGTGATGAAAATGCTCAAGAACATCCGCTTCGCTTGCTGTTGAATGGTGAGTTCTACATGAAAGAAGTTGGTAAGGTTGTTGGTAAGCCTTACAACATTAAAGAAGTACGTAATGATGATGGCTCTTGGGGTTTCAAGTCTAACACTCAGATTTACAAAATGGCTTCTGCTGTTGATGTGTTGGATGAGAAGAATAACTTCAAGCCGGGCATGATTGGTAAACTGTTGGGCAAGGCTGCTCTGTTTGAAGTGCAGGTGTTCCTGCAAGAGTCTGGTGGTAAACACTATTTGAATGAGAAGATTAAGTTGAGTGGTCAGGTTCCTGATGTTATGGTTCCAATGATTCCTGAGCTTGCTCCTGAATACATTTATGGTGTTAACTTCAAAGGGGCTCAAGACCAACAGGTCTTGAAATCCCTTCGTCAGAGTGTTTTGAATACAATGAAGTTGGCTCAGAACTTTGAGGGTAGTGACTTGGCTAAAGCTCTTGCTGAACGCGGCACTCAAGGTGATAAGCCTGCCCCACAAAAGCAGGAAGATAAGCCTAAAGCACCAGAGCCTGCTAAAGACTATGACAGCTTTGACGACGATATTCCATTTATGAACCCCTACTTCGGTGTCCGCTGTTTGCTTGTCTAAATAACACTTATAATGCCTCTTTTTGAGAATTATTCCTAATTAGAGGCATTATATTTCTCATTTGATCTGGAGGAACAATGGTAACCAAAGTAAAAGACAACTTGTACAACATCACTCTCACTGAGGATGAGCTTTACACCCTTCAAATTCTCCTTGGTTTTGTAGCTTGTGACCAAGAATGTAATAACATCTCTGAGAAGCTTGAAGAGGTCAGTGGAGAATGTGTTGAGCTAGAAGACTATGAGCGTGTATCATTCTCTGTTGAGAGTATGGATACTGGCGTTGTAGTTGGAAGTGTAAATGAAGCAGAAACAGTTGTAATTCGTTTTAATTAATAGGAGAAGTAAATATGAGCATTACCCAAAAAGAACTGTTTGATCGTTTGGTAACTTTGGAATCTGATAAGCTGACTATTGCAGATGACATTAAGCAGCTAAAATCTGATGCGAAGTGGGATGAAGATGAAAACCCAAATGGTGTGAGCAAGGAAGACATTAAATTGGTCAGTGCCGCTGCCAAGCTTGAAGCTCAGAATCAGTTTGAAGAGAAGAAAGAAGCTGCTACAGCGGTGTTTAAGAAGTATGAAGAGATGACTGGGTATAATCAGTAAGAATAAATAGCCCTGCCATAAAACGTAGGGCTTTCTTTTAAGGAGGATATTATGGGTGTAGATATTTCACACAGCCTACTTGTTGGGTGTTCTTATGATGAACTTGAAGATTTCATTGCTAAAGAAGTTGAGGCTTTTGAGGCAGAAGGTGATGAGGTAGATGAAGGAGAAATTCTTGATGACCACTTCTGCTCTGCATCTCCTTATTATGATGCTGACAGAGAACTATGTTTCTACGGATTCCGTATTCCAAACAACCATGAGATTAATGAACAATGGTTTGCAGAGGTACAGAAGATTGCTGACAGCTTTGAAGAGTTGACAGGTATTAAGCCTCGTATTCGTGGCGGTGCCCATATCTGGTAAGGAGGATTAATGAGTAAGTTGACAGGACATTTTGACCTTGACTGCGTAAAGTATGCTGCTGCATCTGCTGGTGAGAAACGCAGTGTCTGTGTAACACACAAGACAACAGGAAGAACCCTCGTAGTCCCTACACGCACGGAGTGGTATGGTCATTGGAAGACCAAGACTGGCGGCCAGCTAGCAGAAATCAATAAGACACGAGACAGTCCATTTGCTTGGGATGAGTTTGAATACGAAGATATCCAAGAGCCTGAGCCAATTGAGAACATCTTGCACACCTCTAAACTCATGGTTGAAAAAGGTGTCGCTGCATCTAAGGCCGATAGATTTGAATATTACCTAGGCGTTGGTGATAGTTTTCGTGTAGAGCTGAGCACACTTCTAAAGTATAAAGGGCAAAGACTGAACATGCTTCGGCCTGTTCTACTAGATGAAGTGACTGATTATCTTAGTAATAAATTTAAAGCTCAGATGATTTCTGATTACGAGGTTGACGACCAAGTTGTGATGAACAGCTATCGTAACAAAGGTCACTTTGTAATAGGAATCGACAAGGATTTTCTTGGTTCGGGCAGTGCCTTCTTTAACCTAAACACACCAGAGAGGGGTATTCAGAGGACAGATTGCTTCGGTAGCCTTCATATCGACAGCAAGGGTTACGTTAAAGGTGTTGGTCGCATGTTCAAACTGTTTCAAGTGTGTAGCTCGGATACAAGTGACAACTATGCAACCAACTGTGTATCAGATTTGAAGTGGGGAGATAAGTCAGCCTATAAAGCTTTGAAAGATTGTAGAGATGATAAAGAGCTTTTCCAAGCTGCTGTAGATATCTTCAAGAAGCTTTATCCTGAACCAAAGGTTGTGACGGGCTGGCGTGGTAATGAAATTGATATTAACTGGCTGTATGTAATGCAAGAATGTTTCCATATGGCCCACATGCACAGATGGCCTAGTGATTTTGTTGAAGTGAAAGAGGTTCTGAGTAAGATGGGGATTGTAGATGGGTAGAAATACAAAAGTAAATAACTTGATTGGAAACATTTATGCTGGCGTACAAGTAGTGGCTGATAGCGGTGAAAGAAATCGCTCTGGTGATATTATGTGGTTATGTCGCTGTTTGACTTGCGGAAACGAAACAACTAAAGCTCGGAAGTTCGATCTGGTGAGAGGTGATTATCAATCTTGTGGGTGCTTAAAGTCTGATTTAATATCCACAGCTAATAGTTCGCATGGCATGGCAACCAGTATCGAGTACAATACTTGGACTAGTATGAAGGATAGGTGTTACAATCCTAATCTTGATAATTACAAGAGGTATGGGGGTAGAGGTATTGATGTTAGCGACGAATGGTTTGATAGTTTTCAAACTTTCTACGAGGATATGGGGCCAAGACCATCCTCAGACTATTCAATAGATAGGATTGATAACAATAAGGGATACAGTAAAGATAATTGTCGGTGGGCCACTAAGAGTGAGCAGTCTTACAACCAAAACAAACGGTCAAATTCTAGTAGCACTTACAAAAATGTTTACTACAATTCAAAGTCAAATCGTTGGATGGCCAGGGTTTGGGTGGATAAGAAAAGGATTTATCTTGGGAGTTTTATAGAAGAGGGGTCAGCCGCAAAAGCCATTGAGGATTTTTATGCCAACTGAAAAAGTTTGCTGGGGTGAAGGTACGCCATGGAAAAATTCAACAGCTTTCTTCACATACTTGAGGGGGTGTTTGCGTAAAGCTTGGAGTCGTCACCCAACTAAGTTAAATGTAATCAAGAAACAACGTAAGCAAATAACCAACCCAAACCCTAAAGGAAATAAACCTACGGTATTTGGTTTTACTTGTGAACTTTGTGAGAAGGATCATGTCTTAAAAG